AGATAAATAAAAAAAGAGAATAATAATAATGAGAATTCAATGCAAAACATACAAAATTAAAAATACTGATAACTCTAACAAAGACCCTAATGCTTTTTATCCTGAGCCGATTATCTATTTGTTAAATGTAATGGTTGGCTCTATGAGTGGAAAATTAGAAGATTTTGAAGTGATGGATGACTACGACAAATTCAAAAACTATGAGTTAGTTGAGATGGGCAGTGGCGTTATATTTGACAGCGTGAATATTGAAGAAAATCCGATATTGAATGCACTGCATAAATGGCGAGATAAGCAAGAGACTGCGGTATCCTCCAATAAATTGATGTAAAGGTTTAGGCAATAGCGTGTTACTACGCGAGTAACAAAACAGTAGCTCCTGGTTAAGAGAACGATCAGTCAATCTGATTTATTGTCTATTAATTAAAATGATTTGCGGCCTACTGCCATCAGTTTCGATTAGCGCCAAAAACGAAAATAATGGAATTTCTTATTAGCGATGTTGAAAATATAAAAACTTGAGCAATAAAAATAATAACAAATGCCAAGCCAATTACTAAAGCGCCTCGAGATACTCGAGTCTGCGCAATCAGTTAAAGTAACACAGCATATTGCAACAGATGGCAATAATGTTTCCGTGCTTACCGCTAATCCTGCAAAAATATATAAACCAACGCCAACTGGCGAACAATTTCACAACGACAATAGTTTTGTGCGTTTAGTCATGGGCCCCTATGGTAGTGGTAAATCTACAATGTGTTGTGCTGAGATTGTTAAACGTACTTGTGAAATGCCTGCATGGAATAAAGGTGTTCGACGTAGCAAATGGGCAATTGTTCGTAATACATCTGGTGAATTGCAATCAACCACATTACAGACGTGGTTAACATGGTTTGGTGATTTAGGTGATATTCGTAAAAGACAAAAACCTATCTTAACGTATGAACATGTTTTCAATGATGGTAAAGGTTTAGTTGAAATTGAGCTAATTTTTTTAGCATTAGATCGTGAAGATGATTTGCGTAAAGTTCGATCACTTGAAGTAACAGGATGCTACATAAATGAAGCTTCAGAAGTGCCTCAAGGTGCTTTATCACATTTTAAAGGGCGAGTTAATCGTTATCCGTCCCGTGCAATGTGTCCAGAATATTATTGGAGCGGAATTATTGCTGACACCAATCCACCGGATACAGACCACTGGATTTACAAAGACTTTGAAACAAAAGTTATAGAAGATCAGAAAGTATTTCATCAGCCAGCAGGATTAATTAAAAACTCTGAAGGGCATTGGATGCGCAATGCTGATGCAGATAATGCAAATAACTTACCAAGAGATTACTACACAAAACTTGCTCAAGGACAGACAGAAGAGTTTGTTAAAGTATTTTGTTTGGGGCAATACGGAAGTGTGATATTTGGTAAACGTGTGTACCCTGAATATAACGACGATATTCATTCAACAAATGATTTAAAACCTATTCAAGGTTTACCTATCCATATTGGTTGGGACTTTGGTTTAACACCAGCAGCAGTCATTGTCCAATTTACTGCAAGAGGGCAGTTGCTAATCCTGAAAGAATATATTGGTGAAGATATCGGGATCATGCAATTTGCTGAGTCTGTCGTGATTCCAAATATTAAAAAAGATTTCCCAGGTTTTACAGTTGAAAATTCTAAAGCTGATCCTTCAGGTGCAGCAAGCCGAGATACTGATGAGTCCACTTGCATTGAAATATTGTGTGATCTTGGTTTCAAAACCGATAGTGCTCTTTCAAATGTTCCTACAAGACGCATTGAAGCAGTTAAATATTTTCTAACACGTATGCCTGATGGAACACCGGCTTTTTCCTTATCTCGCACTGGCTGTCCGAAACTACGCAAAGGCTTTTTAGGTGACTATCACTACAGGCGATTATCTGTTTCGGGTGAAGAAAAATTTCAAGAAAAACCAAATAAAAATGGCTCAAGTCATCCTCATGATGCATTGCAATATATTGCAATGGAATTTGCAGCTGAAACTATGAATATGCAATCGAATAAGAAAGTGAACGATCTATACAATCCAGTCTTTAGGTACTTATAACATGAACAATAATAACAACGAAGATTACGACAATACAGAATTAGATGAAACTCAAGTGCAAGAGCTAGAAAATGAGCGGCAAGATATTTTAGAAGAAAATTGTATTGATGAAGGGACTGTGCTTACTGAAGCGCATAAACATATCGGCCTTTGGGAACAGTATTGGACTGAAAATAGAACACAAGGCAAAAGCGATATGGAGTTTGTACTTCGTGATCAATGGACTGCTATTGAACGTGGTGAGTTTCAACGTTTGTTTAAACCTGCGATGCAATTCAACAAGCTTTATGATCCTATAAAGAAAATTATTGGTGAGCAACGTCGTAACACACCAGATTTGAAAGTAAGATCGTTAACAGGTAAATCCACACAACAAGAAATCAATTTGCGTGCAGATATAGTGCGTAGTATTGCCTACCATTCACAAAATGATATTGTTTATCAAACTGCTTTTGCTAACGCATTACTATGCGGTTATGGCGCATTTGAAATTACAACAGAATACGAAACTTCTAAAAGCTTTAACCAAGTCATACGTTACAAGTCAATCTTAAATCCAACGCAATGTTTTTTTGATCCTCACGCACAAATGCCTCATAAAGGGGATGGTAATTTTTGTGGACGATATACGGTTATGAGCAAAGATGAATTCTATGCAACGTACCCACATGTTGAGCATGCAGTTTCTTATATTAATCCACAACAACTTATAGATTTTCAATGGGAAACACGGGAAACCATTACTGTATGTGATTACTATGTTAAAGAGTGGTATAGCAAAATAATTTATATGTTAGACACCGGAGAGATTGTTGATCAAGATGAGTGGGATGAAATTCAAAAACTATATAAACAAGCCGGTAAAAAAGATAAAGATCTTAAAGCGATACTACAAAATAGTATGCCAACTGTTACCAATGAAAGAAAAACAGAAGATTATCGGATCAAGCATTATCGTTTAATCAAAGATAAGATAATTGAATTTAACGAATGGCCTTCTAAATATTTACCAATCATATTTGTAGATGGCGATAGTTATTACATTGATGGTCAACAGTACACACGTTCATTTATTCATAATGCCAAGGATGCACAACGTTTCTTAAATTATTTGGGTAGCGAAATAGCTGGCCAAATAAAAAGTAACCGTCGTGAACAGTGGGTTGTTACGCCAGATAATATAATGGGTTATGAGCAGCTATGGCGTAATCCTGAAGTACAGATGGGTGCATTAACTGCTAATCCTGATAAAAAAACTGGAAACATGCCCATTAAAGTTCCTCCCTCAGAAATCCCTCAATCTCTTTTATTAAATTATCAGCGTGCAACAGCAGATATAAAAGAGATACTTGGTTTTTATGCAGCAAATGAAGGAAGTGAAAGTAATGAAGTTTCTGGAATTGCCGTACAAACACGCGCTATTCAAGGCTCAATGGGCGCTTATGTTTATTTTGATAATTTAAACCGCGCAATAGAACAAGCGGGTAGAGTTGTATTAGATTTATTGCCCACTATATATGATACGGAACGAGCAATTGTGGTGGCTAAGAAAGATGGAGAAACACAATCTATCACTATTAACCAACAAATGCCTGATAGTTCAGTTAAAAACCCATTAACTGTTGGAGATTATGATATTGAAATTGATACAGGACCATCTTTTGCAGTGCAAAAAGCACAAGCGTTACAGATGTTTATTGAATTAATAAGAACCAATCCACAAGTATTCCCACTAGTTGCAGATTTAATCGCCAAAAATTTAGATTTGCAGTATATGCCTCAAGTTGTTGACCGATTAAAAACACTTGTACCACCACAAATATTGGCAAAAGAAGAGGGCAAGCCAATGCCTCCACCAAAGCCAAATCCGCAAGAGCAAATGATGGCGATGCAACAACAAATAGCGCAACAGCAACTTCAAGAGCGTGAACAAGAGCTGCGTATTAGGCAGGAAAAACACGAATTAGAAAAAGCTAAGTTAGCATTTGATGCGCAAAAATTAGTTGCTGATATGCAAAACGATAAAATGAAAACGCAAGCAGACAGCAGTAAGGCTGAGCTTAATTTTACCGCTGATATGATGAAGTTTTTAGCTGAATTTGGTAAAGATTTACATCAAGATGCAATGTAAAAATCACAACATCTTGTGAATGCTTTTGAATATCTGTATGGCTATACTTTAGATATAAATTTACGTAAATAGCAATATTTACGGGGCTAACGCAGAGCCTAATCTGTGGGGCGAAATTAAAAGCCGGATGAGTATGCAAGATAACGATAATAATAATTTAAGTTCGGAACAAGATTTACAAACTACTGATAAAGGTTCTGAGTCGGAAGGGCATAACAACGTATCTCATATAGAAGAACAAGAACAAATTGAGAACGTTGAAGCCTCTGAGCAGCCGTCAGACGATGAGGCATGACGCCGAAGAAGCCCGCGAAAGGCACTCGTTGACGGGCGAAGCAGGAAACGAATCGTGCCGTAGAGTCATTGTGGAAATAATTACTTATCGCAAGGTGATAAATAATTATTTACGCAGGACGTTCGCGGCTGTAGGTGTCGCGTTAGGCGAATATTTTTCGGGGTCACGATGGCCGAAAAATATCATGAGCGTAGCGACTCACTAGAGAAAATCAAACTAAAGAAGAAATTCCAGTCTGGGTTAAGGAAAAACTTGGAAAGGAAAAAAAACGACATAGCAAGGAATTGCGTGCATTAAAAGAGCAAATTGCAGCAATGCAATCGATGCTTGGTAGCAATAATCAAACATCTAATGATGTTCAGGCTACCCAAATGCATGATCCCTATTCTGGCGAAGAAGTTAAGCCAGGTAGTGTGCAAGAAGAAGTTTACAAAGCACTGCAAAAGGCAATGCTTGCAAACAAACAGCAAGAAGCTAAAAAGCAAGAAATTGAAAAGCTTGCGGTCGTTAAGCAGTCATATGACAGATTGCAACAAGAAATGGAAGACGCTTCTGAAGTTTATGAAGATTTTGACGATGTGGTTAGAGATGATAATGCTCCTTTTACTCCTGCAATGCGTGATACAGCAGCATTGCTAACAAATCCAGTCGATGTTTTGTACAAGCTTGGTAAAAACCGAAAAGAATTAAATCGTATTGCTTCACTCCATCCGATACAACAGGCACAAGAAATGATAAAGCTGTCATTTGATTTGATGGGGCAGAAAAAAAATACGTCTAGCGCGCCTAAACCTATTACCCCTCTCAAAAATAATCCAGCCATAAGTTCTTCTGCAAGGATCACTGAAAAATCTTCAGTATCTGAAATAAGAAAATATTTAAAGGGCAGAAAATAAAAAACTCTGCTCCCTCAAATAATAACAACAATAAAAGAGGGCTAAAATGGCTAATAACTTTATCACTACAGATTTAGTAGCGAAAAATTCACTTGCAATGTTTGCTAATAATGCACCGTTTGTCATGACTGCATCACGCATTTATGAAGATGAGTTTATGAATACTGGTTATAAGATTGGTGACACATTGAGAATTAGACGTCAAAATCATTTTCTTGTTGGGGATGGCTCGACAGCAGTACCGCAAGACATTATTGAAGATGCTGAATCTTTGGTTGTTAATCATCAATATCACACTTTAATTGCTTATACGATTAAAGATTTGAGTTTGCGTATAGATGATTTTAATCGAATATTTATTCAGCCAGCGATTCAAGAAATCGTCACACAGATGGAAAAGGATATTGGTGCACAAGCAGAAAACCAACTAAATTATTTTATTGGGACTCCAGGTACACGTATTAATAGTTATGAATCTGTTGACTTAGCAGGTGCGAAATTACTAGAGCAAGGTGTTAACATTTCTGATAACGCTTATTTAGCAATGAGCGTACGTGATGGTTCAGTATTGAAAGGTGCCTTATTAAATCAATTTACTCCCGCTTACAATGACGATATCGTTAAAACTTCAGCATTAGGCCATTTATCATATTTTGATGTATTTCAAAGTCAAAACATTGTTAACCATATTGCAGGTGTTGGTCCTCGTACACGAATTGGTACGGATACATTAGTAGTTAATGGAGCTGTTGCATCTGGCAACACAATTGCTATTAGCGGCGCACAAGCAAATATTACGAACTATTTTGTAGCTGGTGACGTAATTAGTATTGGTGGAGTGCAAAGTGTTAATCCAGTAGGTCGCCAAGCAACTGGGGAAAATATGCAATTTGTAATTAGTGCAAATGCAAATTCTGATGGTAGTGGCAATATAACGGTAACTGTATCACCTTCAATTATTAGTGATGCTAATAATCCACGTCGTAACGTGTCTAATGCAATCCCTAATAATGCAACTGTGACAATGTACAACAGTCATAATGTTAATGTTGCGTACACAAGACGATCTTTAGACATTGTTTGTCCGCCACTTTATAAATTACAAACACCTTATGTATCAGTTGCAACTGATTCAGAAACTGGTTTGTCTCTTGCTGTAACACAACAAGGTGATATCACAACTTATCAAAACTATATGCGTATTGACGTATTATGTGGATTCAAATGGCATCCTCAATATGCCGTGCGTGTTATGTCTTAATAGGAATATTTGATGCTTTACTGCTTATATCATCCAACCTTAGATATGCAGGTTGTAGATGATGAAGAAAGAGAAAAATTATTAGAAACCGGCGTATGGTTTGACCATCCGCTTCAAGCAAAACAAATGAGGTTAAATTATGAAGATCAAATCAAGCACGACCAAGCTAATGCACAGCGAAAAGACGAAAGTCGGGAATCCGAAGCTTCCAGAGAAATACACGAAGTTCAATGCGGAGATGAGCAACAACGGAGAGAAAGCACAGGAATTGGCGAGAAACCTAACAAAAGGTCTAGACAAAGAAGCGTTTCCAGTAAAATAAAAGAGCCAAAAAATGCCGCAAGTGACGAGGACAACAAATGATTTAATAATTAACGCTTTTTATACTATCGGTGAACTCGGAGTAGGTGAGCGTCCTGATGCTTTTATGTTAGAAAGCGGTCTTTATTTGCTTAACGAATTATTAGATCAGTTCTCGTCAAACAGTGTATATATCCCTTACCTACGTACTGCTGATTTTCAGCTGCAGACAGGTAAGGGAACTTATTCAATTTCTAATATTGTAGATGCTGATATAGTTTTAGATAGGCCTGTTGATATTAGCTTTGCTAATTATTTTGTCTCAACAATTTCTTATCCATTAAATATATTAAGTAAAGCACAATTTTATAATAATACTCGATTGACAAATATTGTTGCCCGTCCATCTTGTGTTGTGCTTGACAAACAAATTCAAGAAAGTTTTTTAATATTCTATCCATTGCCTGATCAGCCCTATCCATGCAAAGTTCAATTTAAATGCATGA